CGATTCAGCGACCTCAGCGTTACTTACGATAAGCCGTTCGTTTGCCGTCACTTCTGTGGCTGTAGCGGCTTCTTTAATGGCTGCCGCTTCACGAGCCGCCGCGCCGACGGCCACCTCAGACTCAGCTACTTCTGCGTTACTGGTGATAACCGCAGTGTTCGCTTCGATTTTAGCGGCCGCCGCCGCATCCGCGGTATACGTCGAGGCCTTCACGGATTCTGATACAACGGCAGCACTTTTTTCGGCTTCCACGTTGACCGCCGCAAAGGCTCTTGTCATCTCTACTCGAATTCGTTCGGCCGCCTGGGCCGACTCTAGTCCTATCTGGGTAAACTTTTCAGCCATGAACATTTGTGTTTCTTCGGCTGAGAGGTTCTGCTGATTAGCTGTCTTCACGGCTTCTCGCCTCATCTGTGCGTACATACGGTCGCTATCGGCGATAGCCTTGTTAATTCTTCGTTCCTGAGCCTTGGTAAGGGCTTGCTGTTGAGCGTCTGCCGTTCGGTCAGCTACGGTATCTCGTACCGAGCTTACGACACCGCCGATGACGCTGGCTCCCTTCTTGGCAAGCTTCAGGGCTTCATAAGCGGCTACAAGCTTCGTGATTGTAACAATGACGGTGCTGATTTCGTCCTTATTCTGACGAATGAAGTTCGCCGTGTGCGACAACCCGTCCATGACTTGAGGAAGAATCTCCATGACAAGCGGTGCAAGAGCTCCGCCTGCTACCGTGCCGAGCTTACTGAACTGCATGTTGACTTCCTGAATCTGCATGTAGGCTTCATGCATTTGCTTAGGGTCAAGGCCCGTGCCTTTAATCTTCGAGACACGCTGCGCCGCTTCTTCATAATTGAGTAGGGTCTTCGTTAAGGCGAGCCCTCTCGTACCGAGGGTGGCCATGAGAAATTCCTGACCCTGTCCTGCTTCGTTAGCCGCTTTATACCCCTTGGCCAGGACAGCGAGCTGTTCGTTCATGGGCTTCATCTTGCCCGCAGAGTCCGTGAGTGACAGCCCCATCTGTGATAAGACGGCGGCCGCCTTCTGACCTTCGGCCGTGTTATTAGCGAGGTTCTTGTCAAGTCTCATAATTGACTTGGCGGCCGTCTCTACGTCGCCGCCGGTCATCTTGAGTACGCCTGAAAGCTTAGCCGCTTCGGCCGTCGTGAGGTTGAATCGCTGTTGTACTTGATAGAGTGATTCGCCAGCATTTACGGCGCTTTCTACGATAGCGTTCAGGCCGAACCCCGCCGCGGCAATACCCGCAAACTTCGTAAGACTTCCGAGCATAGAGTTGACTTTGCCCGTCGCCGTATCGACGCTTCCCGAAAATTCGTTTATCGGACTGGCCGAGAAGGTCTTTTGTATTTCCTGTTTGGTTTTGTTGAGCTCCGAGGACAGCCCGCTGCCGTCCGCTCCAATCTTTATAAGTAAATCTGCAACAGTTGCCAATGGCTATCCCCCTTTACATGCCGAAGGCTTTCATGAGTTCTTCTTTATCTTCTTTTGGGTCGGGCTTAGCGTCCGGGTAGAGAGGCGCCAGTATATCAGCCGGTGTGAGCGAAGAGTTTTCTCCGAGGTGAGGCTTCATCTGCCAATACGTGAAGTAGGCGTTCATCTCATCTCGTTCTCGCTTACGCCTGAGGTGTCCCTGTACCATAGCGTTGAATTCTCGTATCTGCATTTCCTCAAACTCATACGGCTTGAGGTTTAGCATGCCGTATGCGACGGGCTCAGCCGCCTCGACCCATTCTTCCATCGAGCCGACGACTACCGTTCCTTCTTCTTTGGTGTCGTCGGTTCGGCGTTTTTTGCCTTACCCGTGTCGGGTTTGAATTTGACCTTGTTGTAGAGCCCCGTATCGAATATCAGCTGAATAACAAAGCCGCCGAGGTCGTCCATGGTCTGACCTTCGACAGCGCAGTATTCATCAATGAGGTCGTATAACTCATCGTCGGACCGTTGACTATGACGTTCGTCATGCAGTGCGTACCGCAGTACAGCCATGACGAGGTCAATGCCGAGGTTCGCTGTCATTCGAGAGACTACGGCAATCGAGCTGGCGTCAAATATCGATAAGAGAGACTGACTGATTTCTCGTTCTATCATTCGCATATCTTTAATCGTAAGGTATGCCTCATATCGTTTATCACCGACGGTAAGCGTCCGTGTTGTTTTCATGTTCATGTCTCCTTTACGGATAATAATAAAAAAGAGCGGCCTTTCGACCGCTCCTTCTTTCACTTCTATTAAGCCGTGACTTTGAGCTTATACGTAAGCTTGACATCGGCTGTAATCGTAATCGTAATGAGATTGTCGCCGACTACGATGTGGTCCTTAAGTGCTCCCGTCTTTAAGAGCTTCAGGGCACCCTGGCTGTAAGTGTAGTCAGTTTCCTGATAGAGTTTCGTGCCGTCGGCCATAATTACAGAACGTACATTAGCTTCGGCCGGCGTAATCGCGATAGAGATATCATTGAGCGCTGCCTTCGATACTGTGCTCGTAGACGCACCGAGATTCGGTACGGCAGACAGCTTCTGGATATCAGAGATAGCACCCTTGCCTTCGAACGTAACTTTCAAAGTAGACACGCCGCTGTAGCTGTGGTCTTCATCAAGCGTTGTAACAGACGCCCACCCTGTACGATAAGATCCGTCCGGATATTCCTGGCGAATGAATACAGGCTTACGGTTATTGAAGCGGTTCTCTAAGATTTCGACCGCTTCATCATTCATAACATACAGCCCTTCATAAGACATGGTCCAGTTGAGCATGCCCGGTAACTTATCGCCGTAGTTACCGCTATCCTTCGACGTAGCGTCGATAGAATCGGCCTTACGGGATAACGGGTTATTACGCTGCCCACCCAAGAGCAGCCACGTCGGAGCGTTGTCCAGGGCAATGTAGACCAGGGTATCCTTACCCGCTACGGCCGTTGTGTTGTCTTCCATCACGGGAAGGTTCTTGATTTTATCTTCTGTTAACATTATTGTCCTCCTTAATTTAATTCTTGTTGAAGTACCCACTCAACGGACAGGACTCCGTGATAAGCACTCGTCTTATCTGCATAGAGCTCCTGATACGCTTGATACTGCGATATAGTCGCCGTACCGATTTGCGTATATCCGTTGAGATTCAGATCGTACTTCGTCAGTAAATGAACGACATCATCAAGAATGTCGTTTACTTCTTTTTTTCCTTTGCCTTTCGTCCATACGTGTATCTGTTGAGATACCGTATGATACACCGTCGTTTTGTTCTCGTTCACGGGCGAGCCGTGAAACTCTCCGAGAACAATATACGGCATGTGTTCAGGTCCTGTCGGGACACTGTCATACGTCGGTATCGTCTGCCCTGTCGAGAGCAGTTGATAGACGTTTTGTTGTACCGCATTAAACGGGATTCTACTTATCACGGATAATAGCCTCCTTAATCGCCGACTCGATAGACGGACGTACGAAGTCGATAGCGGGCTTCATGAACGGATGAGCTGCTCGAGCCGGTATGACGGCTTTCGCCATGAACCAACCTGTGGCTCCGGGGGCAAGGGCTTTTTTCTTCTTCGGTACGATGACCGCACCGCCCGCCCCGTATTCGATGAAGTGTGCTATCTTGTTTTTCGTGTAGACCTTAGCCGCAGTCGTCTTCTCAGAGTTCATAAACTCTAAGTGAATCTGACTGGCGAGCTTTCCCGTGTCTTTCGGCACAAGCTCAATCGCTTTAGCCTGGACCTCAGCGGCCTTCTGTCGTACGACGTCGCGGATCCGTTCCTTCGTCAGGTCATTGAACTTCGACAGGTCTGCCGTGGCCTTGAAGGTTACGTCGTCAAGGTTCGTCTTAATATACATATGGCTCTCCTACCCGTGGTGTTCGACGGCTGTACACGTCAGCGTCATCATATCTCGGTGTTCTCCGTATTCGATATGAATGATGCGGTACCGTACGTTCTTGTAATCGACCTGCCAGTCGTACCCGACGTCCTCACGGTATCGAATTGTAATACCTTGGGTAATGCCCGCTACAGGACCGCCACCAGCTTCACCATCCCAGAACCTCGGTTTCAGCACCTGAGCCCAAACCGTGTTCACGAAGTCCATGCGTTCGTCATACCCGCCCTGACCGTCAGACTCGACAGCCGGTCTATAGAGCTCAACCCGTGACCTGAGGTCGGATACGGTTGTCATTATTTCTTGCCTTTCTTAGCTTCTTCTTCGGCCGGTTCTTCAACGGGCTGTTCTTCTACGACTTCTTCTTCAACTACGGGGGCTTCTTCTGTCGGAACTGCGTATCCAAAGTGGACATGTTGTTCGATTTCTTCTTCTGTTCCCGTAATAATATCGTCGACTTCATAGAATTCGTTCTTATATACGCACGGCTCAATGACTTTAGCGTATTGAATTACATCACTCACTAGGTTTCTCTCCTTTCAGCTTCAATCTGAAGTAGCTGCGCGGTGACGGTGAACGGAAGCTCCGTCGTATTCCCGACGAGCCCCCTGTTATCGTACCAGTGAGCTACTATCATCTTCAGCGTCAACAGATGACGGGCGTTCGTCTCGTCGAACGTAACGCCCGTACCCATCTGAATATACTGCTTGGCTGCGTCTATCATGCCCTGAATGACTTCGTCTTCCGTATAGTCATCGACTCGCAGATAGAGCTTTACGTCATTCAGTAACATAATTTTCAGCTCCTAAATGGTCAATTCGCCGAATACGACGGCTTTGTCATCGAACTTCTGAACATCGATACGTGTTACAGCCTTCACGTCATAGCTGTCCCGCTTCCAAGCGTCGCCACCTACGGACGTACCCGTAAGCGTCGTAGCCTGACGGTCAAAGAGAACGACTGCATCCGTGAAGCTACCGATGATGACCGGTGCTTTCTTCGCACTGGCTACGGAAGTATCCGTCGGCAGTACCTTATTCGACACAACCGTTACAGGCTTGCCAAACAAGAGCTTCTGAGTCGAGTCCAGAGGATTAGGCTGTAAGAGATAACGGCCGTCTGTGTCTTTCTGTTTATCGAGGAAATTGAAGCCGTCCTGGTTGGTGAGCACCGAAGACATCAGAGATATCGTCGGGTCGAGTGTGGCGTTCAAAATGTCTTTAATGCCGTCCAAGTTCGTCAAGGGAGACTTTGTAAGCGTCTTGAGTACGGCTAAAATCTGAGCGTTTTCCGTCGCTACAGACTTCTTCGCAAGCCATCCGTTTACATATGCTAAGAGATTCTGGTCGGAGTCGGCCAAGAGTTCTTCAGAAATAGGAAGAATCCCTGCGAACTTCCTAATAACGTACTTGACTTGAGTAAACTTCGGCCCGTCGATTTCACCGATAGCCGCAAGCTCTGCTACAGCTGCAAGCGGCGTCATGTCGGACGCCGTTTCGAGCACTCTCGCGCCGCTCAACGTGTTTACGTTTTCAACACGAACCAAAGCAGACAGCGGATTCAAAGCACGCTTTAATTCGTTAATCTTCGTCT